CGCGGTGCCATATGTGCCAGCGGGCGGTGATGCACCGCTGGAGAATTCAGCGGTCAGTGACTTGGTGACCATGGCACTAAGTGAAATGGCGTCGCCCTGCGTGTAGACAAGCGACTCGGCATCGTTGGCAAGCGCCACGCCATCCGCCCCGCCGAAGGCCCAGTCGCAGTCAACGTCGAACTCGTTGTTCCAGTCCACGCGGTACCACGTCGATGCCGCCGTGCCGGTGTACCCGTAGGCGCTGAAATCAATTTCTACGTTTTGCGATCCGAGCTTGCGCCGTGCTTCGTATTCGGTGCCGTATGGCGCTTGGGTATACTTCGATATTGTAAGGGCGAAGTTTTTACCGGCTGATATGCCGCCCGTCTTTAGCTGGGTGTAATTGGTTACCTGGTCCCAAGCGTCTTGCGCGGAATCCAAGTCACCCGTCGGGTTGTCTGTCGGGTCGGTCCACGAGCCAGACCAGTACTCAGTCACATCGTCCGCTGGCGCAGTGCCGTCCACCGCCTCCGTCTTCTGAATATAAATCAGCAGGTCCAGCGCGTCTTGCGCCACTTGAAACAATGAAGCCTGAAATATGTTCACGTTCGATAGCGTGGGCGACAATGACGCGCCGATGGCTGTTTCCAGCGTGCCGGTGCTGTACGCGGTGAGCGAGGTGCCGGATACCTTGAACGATGCAGCCATGGCGCGGATGGCGGTGTATATCCGGTCGATGTTCGTCTTGTAGTTCGCGCTCGCGATCTGCAAGCCCACGAGGTCCGTGATAGCGATGTCCGCCGCCTGCGTGCCGTCTGCTTTGTACCACTGCGTCTTGGTGATGCTGACATGGCCCTGCCGCTCGTTGATGGCGCGGCTGAGTTCAAACATGCCGTATTTAATAGATCCGCTGGTGCCTATCGCGTAGGTGTTCGCGTATGTCGGGTTAGTCCATGCCATTCGTTATTCCAGATGGGTGAACGACACCCAGTCATCTGTGGTAGGATGCCGCACGCAGCACATGCCCTGCTGAGCGCCAGCCGTCACGCGGCCCAGCGCGGTCGAGATGATGCCGTCCGCCGCGTCGGGTAGTCCGGCCTTCGTCGTGGCCGTGTACCAGATAACCTGCCCGCCGCCTCCACCACCGCCGCGCGTGCCCGCCTGCTGCGACACGATGACCGACTGCCCGACGCGCTGGACTTGGATGCCGCGCCCGCCCTTCACGCATTGCAGAATCAGCGCCAGTATCTTCCGCAGGTCGGAGGCGTTTATCGCCTGCCCCTGGCCGGGTGGTCGCACGCGCTGGTTGGTGTCTTTCGTAAACATTAGGTATTCCCGAATACAGTGTTGAAGTCCTTCACCAGATACCAGTCCACCGCCTTCACGCCCACGCCGTCCACTACGTCGTCGGGCACGTTGCCGGTATTCGGATCGATGATCTTCGCCACGACGGCCCAGGACGACGGGTTGAACTCAAACGTCCAATCAAATTCCCAGAGGTGCGCGCGGCCCAGCCCGATGTCACGCCCTCGGAAGTTACACGCGGTGCAGAGCCAGTAATAGGCGGGTGCGCCTGCCCAGAATGTTGAGTTGACTTTATTGATCCAGTCCAGCGCGATCTCGTTGGGGTAGTCAACATATAGCGAGCCAGTCGCGGTCATCGTGAGATGCGGCGTGGTGACCGACTCATTGATGGCCGTGGTGTACACTTCGCCGCGCACGTCTTCATCGGGGTAGTCGCTGGGGTAGGTCCACGATAGCTGGATGCGGTTGCCCAACCTATCCACGTCGGTCTGCTTCTGCTGTATCGAAGAGCCGCCCGAGAATATAAACGAGTTCGCGTAGTCCGCCACGGTCGCATACTGCACATCGACATAGCCCGCGCTGGGTGTGTCTTGAACCATGCTATATTCGCGCTGCCGCACCTTGAGGTTGCTGTTGCCTGGCGCGCTGGCGCCGTGCTGCGGGATGCCGCTCGCAATGAACGCTTGCACGTCGGGTGTCGGGATGCCGGTGGGTGTCAGGCCCGTCACCATGAAGCGGCGCGACATGGACACCACGACGCCCTCTTGTTCCACGACGTTGTAGGTGCCGATGAGGTCAGCTATCACAGCCATTAGTTAGGCCCCGCGAAGGCAATTTTATTTTTGCCGGTGTTGGCTTCGATGTTGCGCATCACTTGCAGTGCCGGGTCTTCGCGCCCTTGTTTGTTACTGTTTGCGCCGGGAGTCTGCCCGAAAATTATGCGATCAAAAAACGCCTTGCTGCCAAATCCATTATCTACTTGTGCCGCCGCCTCGGGGTTATTCTTGAGGTAGTCCATGTTTGCGTTCGTGTTTGCTTTTTGCCGCCACTGCCCAAACCGCTGTCCCAGCGTGCCGCCCGTGGCTCTCCTGTTTTCTATTTCTGCCATGCGCTGGTTATATGCGTCGTCGAGTGATTTCTGCTCATTGAACGCGGCGACGTTCGGGCTTTCGGATGTGAATCCGCCTTGCTTCTCCAGTAGCGCCCGCGCCTGCTCGCGGCGGTGTTCAGGAATGCCAGCCAGTCGCCTGTCGGTTATAAGTGCGTCTTGTTTCTTGGCCACATCGCTGTTTGGGTCGCGCTTGTAAATGTTCAGATAGAAATCATTTACCGCCTTGGTTGCATTCATCCAAGCCAGTTCAATGTCTTCTATTTGTGTCAGCATTGCATCCAGTGAGTCCAGCGCCAGCGAGACGCCTTTATCCATTGCTGGCCCGACGCCGCCCATAGTTTCGATCCACTTGATCGTGTCGTTCGTTGCCTGTGTTATCCATGGCGAAACAACAACGGCAAGCTGGTTGCCGATGCCTTCAAATATCAATTTCAGCTTGGCCATAGAATCACCGGCCCCGTCCACTTTGGACACGTTAAGCTGATTTATTCCAATACCAAACAATTCGAGTGTTGCCGCCGCGTCCTTTATCGCCTGCCCTGCGTTCTCAAATAGCGCGATGAGCCGCCCGCCAGACTTACCGAACACGTCGCGCGCCGCCGCCATTTTCACCGAAGGATCTTGAATTCGGTTGATGGCGTTCGCGATGGCTTCGAACTGCTGCGCCGGGTCCATCTGCTTGAGGTCGTCAACGCTTAGCCCGATTTGCTCGAATGCTTTTATCGCGCCTTTGTCGCCGCCGAACGCCGTGCCCAGGGTGTCGGCCATCTTTGAAAATGCAGCATCAAGCGCGCCCGAGTCCACGCCCGCCTGTTGCGCCGCGAACTGGAACGCCTTCAGCTGGTTGTATGTCAGCCCGAGCGCCTTCGCCAAGTCGTTCGTGTCGCCTATCGCGTCTATGCTCTGCTTGGTTAGATACACCAGCGCGCCAGCGGCAGCGGTGACACCCGCTGTCAATGCAGCCGCAGCCTTGACAGCCATTCCAATAGGCCCGCCGAATGCGCTGATCAGTGATGCGCGCACCTTCCGCGTGCTGCGCTCCAGTTTATTCAGCATCCCCTGTGCTTTAGATATCCCCGCACTCAGCCCCTTAGTGCTGGCGGATATCATCACGTTCAGTTTTACTATTTTGGCCATTATTTTTTAGCCTCTTGCCGCGCGTTGTGCCCGGCTGCGTACATACCAAACAGCGCCTCCATCTCCGCCGCTGTCTGCCGTTTCTTCGGCGCGAAGTCCGGCAGGAAGTCTGAAACTTTCAATGCACGCTGGCCGCGCTGCCGGTTCACGTTGTACTGTGTCGCGGCAATGTAACCGGCGCGAAGGTCGGCCCGGTCTTCACCCCATGGCGATACTTGATACATCGCCATGTATTCCACGAGCCTACTCGATGGCATCTCTTCAATTTCCCATATCCACTTGCCCAGTAGCGCACCCAACGAGTGCATAAATTGTCTTACTGGGCTGTCTCGGAGTTTTTTACTTCCGTCTCCACCGGGTCGTCGTCATTGTCCGCGAGGCCGTTCAGCTTCAGCCCGGCCTGCATGATGTCGTTTATGGCCTGCGCGTTGAGGTTGCCCACGCGCTCGAACATGTTGTCACCGAACATCCGCTTGCCCTCGGCATCGCTCAGGAAATAAGCGCAGCATTCAGCGCGGAATAATTTAACCTGGTCGCTACCCGAGCCGACGCGCCCGCACAGTACTTGGATGCGGTCGAGTTCCCGCGCGTTGACTTCGCGGATGAATACCGAACCGCCCAGCGCGGGCACGTCGATTTCTTTCGTCTTGAATACCGCGCCTGCGGTTAGGATTTCGTCTTTACTCAGTGACATGGTTTTTCCTTCCGGGAATGGTTAAGAGATTGATATCGCGCCGCTGATCTTGAACGTCATAGTGGCGGTCATTTTGTCCTCTAGCGGCACCGTGATGCCGAGGTCGGTCTGGAATGCCGAAAAGCTCCACGTGGTCGCGCTGCCCGCGAATGCCACGGTCACAGTCTCCGCCGCCGCGTTGGTGATGATGGGCGGCGTAAGCGTGGCGAGCCATGCGATCTCCAGTTCGAGCGTGCCGTTGTCCACGAGGTCCACCGGCATAAACGTGTGGTCGCTGGTGGTTCCCATGTGGCTCGTGTTGATGGCCTCGCGGGTAACGCCCGAAAGGTTCACGCCGAGAATGTCAGCGCTGAATCCGCTGGTTCCGAACGTGACTGTTGAACCTGTACCGATATCGGTTGCCATTTATCATGACTCCTTATAGTGCATGCTGTAGGTTTGGGCGATGACGTGGATCGGCTTGCCGGTCCCGTCCGCTAGTTCGATCTGTGATTCGGCGGTGTCTTCTATCCACAGCCGTCTGATATTGATGCTCGCCACCGTCGTGCGGTCGTTCACTGTGTCCAGCACAGCCTCTGCCGCCTCTGCGATGACACCCAGTGCCAGCAGCCGCGCGCCGTAGAACGCCACGCCGATCCGCACCAGCCGCAGCCCAGACGCGCCTAGGATGTGGTGGTCCACCTCCGTGCTGTCGCGTCCCACGACGGCGAACGGCATCGCGGCATCTTGCGGCGCGTAGCCGGGATAAATGCGCGAGCTCAGCGAGGCCACGCCGTTTTCGAGTAGCGTGATGACGGCCTGTTCCGGTTTCATCCGATCACCTCGTCAACGGCTTTTTTCAGAGCGGCCTCGTAGATGGCCGATGACTGCGGGGTCGAAGAGTCGAGCGCTTTTTGCCGGATGTTTTTTGCCTTGTTGCCGGGGTGTATGAAGTACGCGCGGCCCCATGGGCGGGTCACGTGCGCTTTAGTGCCGAGGTCAACGAGGTGGAACGTGAAGCGCGGATCGTGAATGCCACGGCTTGAGTGTTTGCCCCTCGACTGGTTGATTGCTTTACTGTATGTATTGCGCACGCCCATGCTGTTCCGCACGCCGACTAGTCCGATCACGTTCTTGCTATTTTTGTAGACTTTGACTTTGGTTCCGAACGAGCGGGCGAGGGTTTCTGATACCTGTTCCGCCTCGTTGCGCATCGCCTTCAATATGGGCGCGCACGCCTTGCGCGTAGCGACGCCGATGGTCTTGCGGATAATGGTGGTGTCGAGGTTGCGCAGGCTGCGGTCGAACTTCGCGAGGCCCATGATCACGTCGTCTTTGCGGTTGCTTCTTTCACCGGCGCGGCTTCTAAACACGTTCGTTACACTCCAGCGTGAGCATCACGTTCCGCTCTTCGCGGTTGCGTATGCCTTGGATATAAAAGTTCCGGCTGTCGTGAACTATTCGCATGTTTTCCGTCACTGTGGACAAATACCGGATCGTAATTTCGTGCGTCACGCGCGCCACGTTCTGCGCGGCTTCGTAGCCTTCCGCCGCTTTCATCGGGTTGACACGTCCCCACACCGTGGTCAGTGTTGACCACGTTTCCACCGGCTCGTTCAGGTCGTCCGGTGCTTCCGTTTTCGACTCGATGACGAGCCTATGGGGAAGTGAGCCAGCGCGCATAGATGTTCAGTTCGCCTCGGAATTTGTAAAGGTTTTCGAGTCGCTCCACCGCCAGCGGCGTACTCATAGCCGACACGCCGACTATCGACGCCTCACGGTTTTCGTACCAGTGCGCCGCCTTCATTCGTATGATCTGCTTCACGCCTTCGGGCACCGCTGCCGCCGCGCCGTAGCCCGCCACGAAGCGGATCTCTACCGCGTTGCGCCGGTCGTATACGCTAGGCCAGCCGTCGCTGCGGTCGATGTAGATGCGGCCCGGCTCCGTGCTGGTATCCACCTCATACAACGCGCTGCTGAGCGTCTGCTGCGTGTTCGCGTTGTCGTAGTACTTCACGTGCGTCACGCTGGCCAGGGGCGGGCGTGGCAGGTCGATATAGTCGTCAGCCGGGAAGCGGTCCAGCGTGAGCGTGTACGTAGCGGTGCAGAGCTGCCGCCACAGAATCGCCTCGGTGTCCTGCGATGCCGCCGACACGAGCGCCGCGATTTCGGCATCGTCCGCGCTGGTGTCGATATGCGAGTGCGCTTTGAGTTCCGCCGTTGTGATCGGGTTCTCGGTCGCTGCTGTAAATACTGACAAGCCCATTACGGGGTGCTGTCCTGCACGACGACGATATTTAATACCGCCGCGCTGCCGCTGGAGTTCGTGGCATACGCGGATGTAACGTCGAGGGTGAGCGGGTTCGTAAACGGCGCGCCGGTACACCAGACGAGCGGCACGTTGGCCACTAGCGTGATGGTGTTGCCGCCCGTGGCTGCGGTGTGGTTGGTTTCGATGGTGAGCGCCGCCGTGCTGTGCATGTACACCGCCACGGCCTGCGATACGTCGATACCGCCCAGCGCCAGCACCTTGTCCGTGCTGCCGTTGCTCACGGCCACGTCGTTGATGCTGACCACGCCTTCATCGCTGGGTGATAGCGTCTTGCTCGTGCTTTTCTGGGTGCCGCCTTGGCTGAATGACCACGATACGGTTGCTGGCATTATTTGAACTCCTTAGAGAATTTGAAGGCTGGCGCGTCCGCGTCGGGTTTCACCACGTCGAAGTGATGAGCACCCACAAGCGCGCGCGTGTCGAGGTCCATCGCGCCAATGAACGTCCTGTATACGAGCGTGCCGGGTAGCGCGCCGTTGAATGCATCGGCGTTGCGCTGGCCGTAGTACGTGGCGTACTTCGCGAGGTCCGCTTTCGTGATGGTGGCGTCGATGGTCATCGGCGGCTCCTGCGCCCATAGCCGCGCGCGGCTGTCTCGGGTTCGGGTTCCGTGGCCGTCTCCACCAGCGGATCGGGTTCGTCGTCGGTGATGTCTTCTACCGGCGCGGGTTCGGGTTCCGGCTCTGGCACCACGACGGGCACGGGTTCGATGCGCCCGCACATGATCAACTCATCGCGGAGCATGCCGGTGGGAAAAATGATGTCGCCTTTGCGATAAACGCTGTAGGCGGATTTGACTCTATAGGGCTTCAATGTTTTCATCGTGCCTCCGGGGGTTTCCCGTGTTTGATGTAGTCTGAAACGCTCTGATAAATCGGGGTAAGGTCTGCGCTCACCCACATGCACATATCTTGAATGTGGCCAATACAAACGCGGTTCGCGAGGTGAACGAGGTTGCCGAGCTTTTCCCACTTGAACCAAAAATCAATATCGGGGTCCACGTGCCCATCGCCCCAGGTGCCGTCATCGGCGGGCGTTCCTACCATCCACGGGCGCGGCATCTCGCGGAGTTTGTCGGCGCGGATGAAGGTCAGCCCGAAGTGCCCGGTAGTGATGCGCGTGGTCAGCCCGTTGAACGTGTCGCCGTGTACCTCGCTGACTAACAGGCCGCTCGTGCCGCGAATGGTGAACAGCGGTCTGTTGCCGCCGCGTCCGGCTTGCATGGGCACCAGCGCGTCGATGTGCGGGTGCGTTTCCATGATGCGATATAGGTCGGCCACGTCTTCCCAGCGGAACAGCGAATCGAAGTCGAGCGTGCAGATGTACCGGCATTCCGGGCGGGATATTTCCGACTCCATCGCAGTGCTCAGCGCCTGGTGCCAGAAACAGCTTGATATGGTCCGCACGCGCGCGTTGAACTTTTGCAGCGCCTCATAGATGCAGCGGTGATGCTCGCTCGGCCCGTAACGCGGGTTTGCCAGCACGAAGGTCACGCCGTCCCACTTAGTCTCGCCCATGGGCGCGGCGGGCTTGTGCGCCAGCATGTTGAGCGATATCGGTAGGCTGGAACAGTCGTTCACGTCGCTCTGGTATATCCGCGCGCGTTCCAGTCCGGCCTCGTGAAATATCGCGGCCAGTTTGTCGCGGGTGAATGTCGCGCCGTGCCGGTCGTTGCTGTCGATGTGCCCGCCCATGAGGTAGCCCTCAGCGTTGATCGGGATGCCCTGGGCCACGGTGTGGCAAATGACTTCCATATCGGGCACGCAGACTTTCATCACGCCGCCGGGCTTCAGTACGCGCGCCCATTCGCGTATCACGTCCATCGTGTCGCGGTGGCTGAAATGTTCCAGTACGTGACTGGCGCGTATCTCATCCGCGCACGCGTCGGGGTAGTCGAGCGGGTAGACTTCTTGGCCCGTCTTGCGGTCGAGGTTTTGGTAGCCGGGCAGTTCGCAGCCGCCCGCACCAAGATTCAATTTTAAGATGTCGGGCAGCGCGCTGGCTGCGGCTTTCTTCTTCTTCATCGCTATTCCTTCCGGGAATCTCTGGATAATGTTTTCCTTCCCATCGCGCCGTGGTTGCGGATGAACCCGCAGAGCCACGACGCGAATCGGGAAGGAGGGGCGGAGATCAGACGTAAACGATTTCCTTGGCACCGGCGAGCGTGTCGGTGTCGGGGCTGACAGCAGCGCGGCCGAGCACGCCGATCACGGAAGTCGTGCGCGTGGTGGCGTCGCCGGTGATGCTGATGTTCACGTAGCGTTTGCGAGCCTTCGCCAGGTTCACATCGAAGACGACGGTATCCGGCGTGCTGGTGTTCGGCGCGGGAATATCGAACGACGTGCCACCCACAGCGCCGGTGATATCCGTGAAGGCGCTGGTAGTGTCGCCTTCCTGGAGTTTCAGCGCGGTGATGGTGTCGGTGGATACCGCCGTGGCGCCGATGTAGTAGACGCGGAGGTGGTCATAGCCGAGGGTGTCAACGTAGCCCGAAACGGCAGTAGTGCCGATGGTCTGCGGTGCCACGAGCTGGGCAACTTTGGTGTTTTGGATATCGATCATTATGGTTATACCTCGTAAGGTTTAGCCGGGCGGTTGCCCGCCCGGCGGTTAGGATTTATCAGGAAGTGCCGATCAGCGCTACGATGGGTCCGGCGTTCGTGGTGTCGCCGAAGTCGTGGACGTTGATGTCGATGCGTTCGGTCGCCTTCACCGCGATCTGGTCTTCCGCAAACTTGTAGTCCGCAGACTGCGCGAAGGTGAACTCGCGGCGGTCGCCCATGGTGGCCGCTGCGGAGAGGTCACCGAAGAGCAGCATGGTCGTCGCGTTGATGGTGCTGGCCGTGGCGGGCAGTACCTGGCTCACCACAATCGGATAGCCCATGAACGCGGGCTGAAATGCGCCGCTCACGCTCTGGATCGTGTTACCGCCAGCGGTCAACGCGAGGCGCTGAAACACGATGGAGTAGCAGAGTTGCGAGCAGTAGAACTTAGCGTTTGGCTGTGCGTAGGCGGGCAGAATGCCCATCAGCCCGGTCAGGTCCGCCGCGTCCACCTCAGCGAAGGTGTCGTGCCCGCTGGCAGCGGCGTAGTTGCCGATGAGCGAGGCATTCGACTCCAGCGCCTTGGTCAGCCCAAGCACGCCGTTGTAGGTCGAGGTGCCGTCACCGATAAAGCCGGTCTGGTCTTCTTTCAGCGCGAAGGCGTAGGCAGATTCGCGGGCCAGGTCGTCCGCCATGTTGATGATGGCGTCCTCGTTGAGTTCGGAAGGGATGAGCGCGTAAACGCCCAATTTCTTTGCCACGAGGTTGACGTTGTTCCAAGCCTTGGTGGACTCAGTGATGGCCGTGTTCTCGGCAGACCAATACGCGGTCAATCCACCAGTCCGGCGAGCCATGGTCATGGTGTCGCGGCTCATCGGTACAACGCGGGCGTTCTGGCGAAATACGCCATATTCCTCGCGCAGGTCGATAATGGTCTGCGCGAATTCGTTGGGTACCAGCGCGCCGCCGGTCGTGTTCACGTTTTCGGAGTGCGCGCGGGTCTCAACGTCCAGGCCGTTGTCACGGCACCAGCGGGCGGCAGAGGTATTGCCGAAGATGTTGGCGCGAATCCACTGCCCGGACTTGTAGGCGTCGATCTCGCGCTTGAACGCTTTCATCTTGCTGTACCGGGTGAACTCGATACGCGGGCTGTCGTCAGGGTGCGCGCCGTTGGTGGGCTGCATGGCGGGAGCGCGGCGGGCTTCGGGGGCAGACTGCGCGGCCATGTCGGCCGCGATCTTCGCGTTGAGCAGGTCGCTCTCGCGGATGTCCTCAATCTTCTTGGCGAGAATGTCCGCGTCCTTCATATTGGCGGCGATGTCTTTCTTCTCGTCGTCGGTGAAGCTGCGGTCTTCTTTCTTGGCCTTGGCTGCGATGTCGGCGTTAGTGCGCAGGAGGTGATCCCGCTCGCCTTTGAGTTGTTCGATATCCATGTGGGTGGTACCTGTAGGGGTAGGGGTACGCACGCCAAATAGAAACGGCAGCGCGCACCGAGGTTGTCGGGGTTGCACGCTGCCGTAAGCAGCTAAAATCTATGGCAGGTCGCGACGTAATCGCGTCCAGTGGTTATATTGTACTACGGCCCAGAGGCCATTGTTGCTAAAAGCTAAAACGCGCGTTTAAGCTCCCGCGCGGTGTGCTGCATAATGTCGTCGGCGGTCAGAATGGCCCGCGTCTCGATGTGCGCCACGCCGCCCAGGTCTGCCGGGATGTTGCGGTAGTGGAAGGCGCGGCAGCGTTCGCCGTCGATGTTCTCAGCCGCGCCCATCTTGCGGTCGGCGAATCCCGCCGCGATGGCTTCGTCCGCTGTAAACCACGTCTCAGCCGCCATCCATTGTTTCATTTGCGCCACGTCGTTGCCGCTGCGTGCCGCGAGGATGCCGGTTAGGTCGGCGTCGATGCGGTCAAGGAATACCGCCGTGTCTCGTAGCTGGCTGGCGTTGCCCTGGGCCACGGTCCACGCATTGTGAACCATGAGGTAGCTACCCTCGCCCATGGTGATGGTGTCGCCCGCCATGGCGATAATCCCGGCAGCACTGGCGGCGAGTCCGCGAATTTCCACATTCACTGGCGCGGGGTGCGCTTTGAGTGTGTTGTAGATGGTATTCGCCTCAAACACGTCGCCGCCTGGGCTGTTGATGATGACGTTAATCTGCTTCGCGTCCGGCACAGCGGCCAGCGCATCTATGACTTTGCCGCTGCTCACGCCGTCCGGCAGGTAGCGGCTCATCCATGTAGGCATCACTTCATCGAGCATGTAGATGTCCACGGCTTGCCCAGCCTCGCGCATGGATGCCAGCGCCATCGCGCGGGCCTCTACGCTGGTCGCTTCGTATGCCGGGCCGTCTACGGGTGCCACATCCACCAGATCCACGTCGAGCAGTTCGCGGGTCGGCGGGTTCGTCGTATAGTCCCAGCGCATTCCGTTCGCCCGGTCCGGCACCGTGAATGCGAATGAGGATTTGTTTATATATCCGCCCTGTACCAGCGTGAGCAGGTCGCGCGCCGACTGGGTGTCGGGCAGCGCGGTTAGTTCGTAATTCAGGCCCGCCGCGTCTTTGAACAGCCGCAGGCTCCCATTCTTCGTGGTGCCGACGATGGACAGCCCGCCGTCGTGCTGGATGCGGGCCGATACGTGGTTCCGCCCTGCTGCCACGTCTTCAAGGGTGCGGTCGAAGGCGCGCGCGTTGATCTTCTCACGGTATCCGCCCAGGTCATGGCTTAAACTGTTGAACGTCGCCGCGCGGCCAAGGATGGTACGGCGGTCGCCTTCGGCGCGCACTTCTACCGGCGCTTCGGTCACGCTGCAAAATTGCATAGCTTCTCCATTAACGCAGACGCCGCGAGCCGTGCCCGCGTCCCGTTCTGCCAGGTAGTGATGTCGTTTACCGCGATGTCGGACTGGCTGCGGCTGCAATGGCCACGGGCATACCACTCCGTTATTTCGTCCACCTGTATTGCGTCATCAAATTCGGAAGCGCACGCGCGAATAATATCTTTCAGGTGCGACTCAATATGTAGTTTGTGCCCTGAATAGAATTCAGCGGATAGTTGTCCCTTTTTTGCCTTGCCCGATTCTACATTCAGGAACGTGGTTATCTTATTCTCGAACACCAGCCGGAACGCTTCCCGCACGCGCGCGGCTGCTGGTTCGTCCGTGTCTTCAGTGTCTGGCTTCACGACGGGCGGCGCTGTCTGTTTGGCGAGCACTTCGTCTACCTTGTCGGTGGGTATGAGGTTCGCCTGCATGAAACGGCGGTCGCCATATTCGACGGGGTTCTCGTCTTCCAGTTCCAAGATGTCGTTGGCCGATATCGCGCCCATGTAGAATAGATCCTTGTAGAACGCAGTCCGCGCGGCAGCATCGCCACGCATGAGCGCCTTCAGGGAAATGTCCACATATACGCCCTCGTCTAGCTCATCCTCCGTCATGAGCTTGAACTCAATCTCGGATTTCAGCCGCGAGCGCCAGCCGTCGAGGGTGTCGGTGGCGTAGAGGATATTGTCCTGCTCAATGTTGGCATAGTGCGCGTTTTCGAGATGCTGGACTTTGTGCGGCGGCATCCTGAACATCCGGCAGATATCCACGATGGTCACGTTGCTCAGGTCGGTCGCTTGCGCGTCTTCGGGCGACGTGCTTATCTGGCTCCACGTCATGCCCTCTTCCAGCGTGAGAATGCTATGGGCATTCGACGCGCCGCTGTATCGCTTCATAAACTGGCGGCGCAGGCGCTCAGCCGACTCATCGGTCAGTGCGGCGGGGTGTTGCAGCACGCCGGACGGGGTAGCGCCGTTGCCGAAAAATGAACCGGTGTATTTCTGCAATGCAATGGCGGTGCCGAGCAGTTGGGATGCGAGCTGCGGCATTGAGTAGCCGCTCATGGCGTCATAGCCCAGCCCGTGGATGTGCAGCACTGCTGACTGGCGCAGTCCCTCATTAGGGTGCATCCCGCGCACGTGGTACAGGATTTCGCCGGTCTTGTCGTTCCGCACGACGCGGATGGTAGACGGGTCGAGGTTGTACAGCGCGGCCACGCGGCCCGAGCCGTCCCTGATGATTTCGGCATACCCACCAGGGGTCGTGCAGGCGTGGGCGAATAGCGTCTCCCAGAACGTGTGCGCGTCGGTCTCTGGGTTGGGGCGGCGGAATATCCGGTTGAGCGGGTGCGCGGTTAGGTCCACATACTCCCGCCCGTTCCGTTTCCGTATGCGCTTGGGAAGTTTGGCCATGTCCTCAGCGATATTCCGCACACACGCGAAGAACGTCATCACGGTCATTGCGGAGTGCGCGCTGACGTGCTCGCCCGCGGTGCTGCCCTCGCCCATGCCGTAGGTACGGCTCAGCCAGTCGAGCACGGGAGTGGATTGCGCGCGCGTTTCGCAGGGTCGCCCGTAGGCGTCCAGTATGGTAATCTCGGCCAATACAATACCCCACTATTAAATGTGCTACAATTTTAGCACGTGAATATGGCCAATGTTGCTATTACGTAATTGTTTCAGCCAGAGATGAAATGCTTTTAAGTATTTCAAACGCTTCCCTCGCCTTGAACACTACTTCAACGTCGGCATACTCGTGGCATTCGTAGGTCTTGAATGAATGGCCATTTGGGCAGCGCCTTGTTCTAACTATTGTAATCCACCCATCCCCGTCTGTTTTTTCGATTCCACGATCCACTCGCGTGGATCTTTGGTTACATTCTGGGCAGAACATCGCTCTTTTCTTCATTCGTCTTCCTCCCCGCCGAACGTGATGAACCCGCGCGTCTCGTATACACTGCCCTTTGGCTTCCGCTTCAGCAGCGCGGTGGCCATGCTCATGATGAGTGTCACGATGCCGTCGATCTTCCCGGCGCTCTTGGCTTTGTCCGGCATGCACATCTCCTGGCGGCGGCTCAGCACCGCGTTTGCGCTCTGTTCCCGCATGAATCCGTTGTTGCCGTGCCGCAGCGCGCCGGAATTGATGAACCGCAGCGTCTCGCCCGTGGGCGCGGTGAGGTTGACCATGTTGCATTTGAAGTACTCCACGTCGAGGCCCTCGTCCTGCAATTGCTGGCAGAGCTGCACCGACTGGAACAGCGGGTCAACGGCGATAGCCTTCACCCCGTACACTGAGCAGAGCGCCATAATCTCATCCCGTATCCGGTCATAATGAATTAAGTCGCCATCGGTCAGGGTGATCCAGCCTTCGCGCTCCCAGACGCTGAACGGCTTGGCATACTTGCGCTCGTACTCGTTCGCCTTGTCCCTGGGCATCCAGTGGAACCATATCGACTCATAGCCCTCGCCGCCCTGGCACTCGTACAGAATATTGAACGACGTGCTGTCTGACGTGCTGCCACAGTCCAGCGACGCCGCCAGCGGCGTGCGCCCGGTGAAGTGGCCAGCCGGGAACGCGCCATCGTTCAGGCTCCAGCGCTCGCTCGCTATCATCCGCTCGCTTGTCTCCGTGCGGATGTTGCAGTGCAGCCGCTTGAACTCGTTCTCATAGGACGGGTCGTCAATGGCCCGCTGGCACTCAGCCCGCAAGAATCCGATATCGACATTCAGCCCATACAGCGGGTTGCACTGCTCCCAGTATTCGGGGTCTTTCCATGCATCGGGGTATTCGTTCAGCGTCTCTTGGGATATTTCGTAGATGACCGGCAGGTAATTCGGGTTCTTGATGACGCCATCCCGCACTTTACAGGCGTAATCGTATTGCTGGTTGCAAAACGACTCCCGCATATAGTCCGCCGTGGTAGCGTGCATCAATAGCCGCTCCGGCTGCGCCGCCTGCCCGGTCCGCATGGCCACCACGAGGTCGCCGCTCTTGTACGTGTGCGTCTCATCGCACAGCACCCAGTACACGTTTTTGCCGTGTTCCACCTCGGCATTCTCGGGCAGTGGTCTGTATATCGACTCATCTTGTAGCCGCACTATCGACTTCGGCTGCAAGTACACCCGCACGCGCTTGCCCATCTCGGGATTCATCTTGCACATGGCCTTCATCATTCCGTACACGATAGCGCTCTGTTTCTCGCCGGACGCGCAGGAATAGTACTGCCGTCGCCACCCCTTGCACGTCATAAACTCCGCCGCCATGAATACCGCGAGGTCGGTGCTTTTGCTGTTCTTGCGCGGCACGTAGTACCAGATCTCATTGATACGGCGCAGCCCCGTCACGCGATGCCGCCATCCCCACAGCATGTAGGCCAGCCCGCGCTGGTGCGGTGCCAGCAGGTAGGGCTTCCCCGCGAGCGCGCCTTCGGTGTGGACGATCTCAGATTCGATAAACGCGATCTTAGCCTCGGCCAGGTCCGGGATAAACTCGTATTCGTCCGCGTCCCGGTACGGGTCGTAGCCGGGGAACATCTCGATACATTCGCGCGGGGTCGGCGGGCGCTTCAGCGTGGCGGTCGCTATGTCGCGTACCCTCCTTCGGTTTCCATCATCAACGTGGCCGGGGTTGCGGTCTTCTTCTCAGCGGTCAGCCCGACGCGCGCGGTCGGTGACATGCCTAACTCTTGGTACAACTTCAGCAGATCGCGCCCAGCCTCGTCCCGCAGTGAATAAGTCGGGTTCTTTCTGCCCACGCCCTGCTCGTTGTAGATGGTTGGCTTCTCTTCGGCGCACTGGTCGCGGAGGTCGGTGTACTGCGCCAGCCGCTCAGCCAGCATCGACAGCACATCCACGTCGGCCAGACTCAGCAGCCCGGTCGCGTGCAGCATGGGTGCCAGCCGCTCGAAGTGTCCCTGGGCCGCGTCGGTCAGCCATTCGGGTGCCACCGGCACGTCCAGCAGCGGCGGGATCGTGATCTCGTTGCGGCGGCGTGGCTCCTTCGCGCGGTGACTGCCACGCGCGGCAAGCTCTGCGGTCGGTGTCGGGCGAGGGCCCTTTTTAGCCATTGTCTAAAAACCTTTAGTACCCGGAACTAAAAACAGAATGATTTGACGGAC